GCTCTTGAGCTTCTTTAGGTTTTTCATAAGTAATTATATAGGTGTCATCAGTTTCAACAACATTTTGAATGTGTCTTTTATCTAAATTTTCCATAATACTTTTATCTTCTTTTTTCATTTTAATTATAACAGGGTGATTGACGTCTCCAGTTAGTGCTCTTTCTTCTTCCTTTCTTATTTGTTCCATCTTCTTTCTTGACCAACTAAAACCTGCATCGCCTCCCCATAATGCCCAAGCGATACGGCCATTTGAAGGATAACCCTTTTCACCAGGTCTAAATCCTTCTGCTTTTTTATCTACCTCGTGTCTACTAAAAAAACTAAACATTCTTTTGATAGTATCAATAGACAAATTCTTTTTATTTTTTATATCTCTAGCACGAGAAACCCCCACTTGAGTTCCCCCTCTTCCAAATTCTTCTCTCCACTCTAAACCTCTAATTGCCTCAGAGACCATTTCACTTGTTGGCGTTCCATCTATATCACTTAAAGCTCTACTCTCCATCTACGGTTGTCTGTTCGCCTACTGGTGCATAATTTAAAGCGTAGTAATGTTTGTCACCACCCTCACCTATATCATTTAAGTTCTCAAGTCTTCTAATATCATTTATAGATAAAACTCCTATAGAACTCATGTCTTTATAATATTTTGCTCTTGCCTCAGAGTCTCCTCTTAACATTGCATTTGTGTTAAACATTATAGAATAAGTGTCTAACTCGTTTTCTCTAAATAACTTTCTTTCTAGTTCCTCTTCTAAGCCTACTAAATAAGGTCTTAATGTATGGGTTAAAAAGTCTAAAGACTGTTGTTCTATATTGCTAAATGTAGCCCTATCTAAATCGCCTATCATGTGAGGGGGGACTCTAAAAATTCTTGCTATTTCTGTAACTTGAAATTTTCTTGTATTTAAAAAGTCAGCGTCTTGTGGATTAAGACTAACAGGCTTAAAGCTCATGCCCTCTTCTAAAATAGCTGTTTTATGTGCATTCATTGGTCCATTGCCATAAGTGCTATTCCAACTATGCTTTAATCTTTCAGCAGCTTCTTTTGATAATTTACCAGGGTGAGAAAGTATTCCAGATGGAGTTGCTGCATTACCATAAAATGCTCCTCCGTATTTATTAGCAGCGACACTTAAACCAATTGAATCTCTGTGGACCTCTATAACAGACTTTCCTATTAAGCCATCATATCCTAAACCTAAAAAATGTAGCATGTCTTCATGCTTTATAATTTCTCCCTCTTCTTTTACTGAAACAGAACTTTTATTTTTTACTGGCTTAATTTCGTAAAATACTTCATCGCCATTAAGTTTTACTAAAACATTCTCGCTAGGTATATATCTTAAAGCCACAGGACGCGCGCTACCATCACGGATTATTCTAAAGTAACTGTTACCATTTAAAACTAAATTAGCCATCAGAGTTTGTCTCCAAGTGTAACTAGTCATGTAGTTATTCGGTTTTCTTGCAAGTAATTTATAAACAGGATGAGCTTTGTCAAGGCTTTTATTTCCGTCTTTATCTTCTTTAATTACTTCAATTGGCAAAGAAGCTACCGACTCGCAAAGAACTCTAACGCAAGCAAACACTGCACTATAAGTTAAAGCTGAATTTTCGTTTACGGCAACCCCAGTATTTGACAAAGTACCTAAAACGTTTTGTAAGAATGTTTGTCCGTTGTCTCTTTTTTCAGTTTTAAAAAAATCAAAAATGCTTGCCATACAATAAGAATATAATACAAATATAAGAGTTAATACTATCCGTTAAAAATTTAAACAAAGAAAATTTCATTGTTTTCATAAGTGCTAGGTCCTTCGTCATCCCCAGGGTTCATATATCTACCCAGTGCCATAACTAAAGCAACCATACCATCTATTTTTTCCTTTGACTTACCTTTATCCATTTTAATATTTCCAGCAGGGTCTAATTTCATTTGTAAGTTGCTACACATCCATCTCAATACTTCGTTGCCTCCGTGGTTGATTCCTTTAGCTAACACTAACCTTTCTAATTCTTTTGTGGGTTGATTCATGCTCACGAAGCCTTGCCCGAATGGCGACATTGGTAAACCTTCATTCACTAAATCAATTACTAGTTGTGATGAGTTCCAACGGTCATACGCAATAGACCTAATATTAAACTTTTCTGCTAATTCAAATATTTTTTCTTTAATAAAATTATAGTCAGTCACATCGCCTTCTGTTAATGTCATTAGGCCTTTTTTGCTCCACGCTATATAATCTATACCATCACGTCGACTTCTTATAAAAGCATTATCTTTAGGAGTATAAAAATAAGGAAGTATGTCAAATCCATTTTCGCTAGGAAATAAAAGAACTAAAGCAGTTATATCTCTAACAGAAGCTAAATCGAGGCCAACAAAACATTCACGATTATAAAAGTCTGATTCATTAATTTTATTTAAGTTGCAAGTCATCCATTGTGCATCGCTAATCCATTTCGTTTCATTGGTTGTCCATTGATTCAAATGTAAACGACGGAACGTATTTTCGTATGACACTATCTTTTCTGCCTTTTCAGCTTCTTTAGCTAAATATTCTTTTTTTACTATACTTCCATATCCTGGATTTGCTTTTATCCATGTTGATTCTTTTGTAAAATCATCTTCGGGGTCTGCTGCGTAAATACAAGTCAAAAAGCCTTCGTCTTTTACAATTCCTTTTTCTACTTTTCTAGCATACTCATGTACTTCCCAACAAATGCTGTTTTTATTATACCCTGCTGTTGTAATTGCTATCGTCAATGGTTGCTTACGCGCGCCTGTTGATGTTGTAAGCGTATCCCATAAATCTCTATTAGGTTGAACATGTAATTCGTCAAAAATGATTCCAGACGCGTTAAAACCATGCTTAGTAGAAGCGTCAGCAGATATTGCTTTGTAAAAGCTTCCTAATTTATCAAAAGTAATAGAGTTCTTAAATATCTTGCAATTGCTTGACATTGTTTTATCGTTAAGACACATTTGTCTAGCTAAATCAAAAACAATTCCCGCTTGAGCTCTATCTCCAGCTGCAGAAAATACTTCTGCTCCTTTTTCACCATCAGCAAATAATAAATATAAAGCAATAGCCGCACACAGATTTGACTTACCATTCTTTCTAGGTATTTCTATATAAGCAGTGTTGTATCTTCTTAAATCGTTTTTCTTTTGCTTCCAACCAAATAACGGGCGAATAATTTCATCTTTTTGCCATTCTTCAAGAATAAAAGGCTTGCCAGCTAACTCTCCTTTTACATGAGTTATATGTCTTTCGATAAATACAACTGCTCTTTCGGCAGCTTTATCGTCATAGTAGTATTTGCTATCCAAAGAAGTTGTACTCATCTGTCGTTTCTTTTTTATTACCTTGAGGAATGCTTGCTCTTGAACTAGGAGTAAAACCAAATTGAGTTGCTATTTTTAAAGCTGCAGCTAGGGAATCTCTAGCGATTTTATTTTCTGGTCTTAACTTACTACTTCTAAGTCTACCGTCATCTCGATAAGTTCTTTCTACTTTACCTTGTGTATTTAATACTTCACTAGCTTCTAAGTAAGTTGCCATTTCATTACAGTATGCGGATAATAAAGCTAAATCAACAATGTGCAACATTCCTTTTGTCTCAAGTTCTTCTGTAACCGTATTCCATTCTAGCTTTCCTTTTTCTGTTAAATAAGCAGGAGGGTCTGGGATTTGCGCTACGTGTCGCACCTGCATTTCATTTTCGAGCGTTCGACTTTTTGTCAAAGTACCCTGCATCTCTTTAATTTTAGTAGGTATTTTTTTTCTCCCTCTCAAAATATTCTAGTTTGTGCTTGGTGGTTTTTTATTCTTTTGATAGCGTTGTCGTAGTATTCTTTGTCAAGTTCATAGCCAGTTAAATCGTAACCTAAGTTGTGACAAGCTATGGCTATTGAGCCACTACCTAAATGAGTGTCTAGTATCTTATCCCCTTCATTAGCGTAATTCATTAATAGCCACTCGTATAACTTGACTGGCTTTTGAGTTGGGTGTATTCTATGCTCTTTGTTTTTCATATCGCCTTGAATCATTCCGTGCCAAGCGAATTTATAAGATTTGATTGAGTTAATAAAACTACAATAAGCTAGTTCGCCATCAGAATAAGTTGGCATTGTTACACACTTATCCCAATATATTCTTCCTCCACTAAGTAAGTCATAAGGATAATAATTAACTCCCCATATAATTTGATTTTTGCTTACCCTTTTGAGTTCAATAAAGTAATCAAGAGTGGGAACGTTTTTATCCCAAGATTGATTCCCATAGTCTTTACTTAAAGCACTAGACTTTTTAGATTGTAATTTTTTTACACTATTTTTTTTATCAGCATCAATACCATAAGGAGGGTCTACGATAGCTAAGTCAAATTGATTGTCTTGCATAAGCTTCATAGCTTCTAAACAATCTTGGTTATGTATTTTATTAATATCCATCTGAACTTAAACTAGTTTTTTAAACTTTTTATGCCCCCCCCCTTAACATCTATATAGTTATTAGCTATATATATTAGTTCTTTTGTCATTGTTCTTTGTTGTTTAGTTTGTCTAGCTCAAAGTTTAAATGGTTTATAGCCTTCTGTATGCAGTCGTATGGACTATCGTGCTTATATGAGCTTCTAAGTAGATATGTTACTGCTGTTCCTACATTATAGCTTAAATCCCAATCCTCTACTACTTTTCTAGCTTCATATCCGTATGTGTTACCTATATAGTAGTTAGGTATAGGATTAATCTTTAGGTCTTTAGTGTCATCCATATTTCTTGTGTAGTCGTAATAATATTTTGAGTGTTTCATTGTCTTAAACTTTACCACCTTTTTTGCTGACGATTGTTCCCCAACCGCCAAAGGTTTTAATTTCTTTACCATAAGTTTTGCATTCTTTACAGTAAGCTTCTTTCTTTACTACTTCACCATTTACTATAATTATGGTGGTCTTCCTTACTTCAAACTCTCTACAGTTGCATTTGTACTTCATTTCTTTATCACCAATTTAGTCATTATCTTGTGCCCTCGGATTCGTTAATTTTGCATATAAAAACACGAAGCCTGCCCTTGTGGTGTACTAGTCTTCGACCTAGGGATTAGATATGGCCTCCCTTTCTTTTTCTTTTTACTCTAGCAAAATTTGTCTTTTGCATGTGGTGTTTGTTACATAAACTCATTAAATTGTTCTGGTCCAACATCTCTCCTCCGTCTAGTATTTCTTTTACGTGGTCAACAACGTTAGCTTCTTTTACAATACCTTCCTCTTCACACCATTTACATAAAGGGTTTTGTCTTATAAACCAATTCCTTAACTCATACCATTCTTTACTGTGATAGAACTTACTATTGACCGACTCATGTTTCTTTCTAAATCCCGTCTTAGGAGTCTCTATAGCTTTCTTATTTGGAATTGATTTAGGTAGACTAGGCATTACAATTAGTTTATATAGGTTTCATCTATGTTATTGTCAAACTCGTCTATCAATTCAAATTCTATATATGGTACACAAGTACCCTCTACAAATTCTCTACATGTTTTTAATAATTCTAGTACAGCTTTGCCATGTGCTGTTTGTTCTGTTTCATTCTCAACATCTACTTCAACAGAAATTCTTGCTATCATTTTCATTTATATAATTGTTTAATTGATTCGTATGTAGATTCTTTTACATCAATTGAATAGTTATCGTGGTGCTTTTGTGTTTTTATTTCATCTTGTACATAGTCAGGACTTACGCCAAACATTAATTGAAAGCCTATGTCTGTATTGATTATCTTAGGAATTCTAAGCTCTAAGTCATCGTGTTCGCCGTCTAATTCGCGATACCATATAACTTGTGACCTAGTCTTCTTAGGCATCTAACAAAGATTTATATTTGTTTATTATCCGTTCCATGCTTGTTTCATACCATATCGTGAAGTCTATACGTTGGTCTCCTTGTTCCCATACTCTATACAAAACTCCTCTAAGTCTTTGACTACTTGATTTTGTTTTGCCTATTTCTTCATTGATAGTAAACTTTTCAACCTCTTCTATTTGTTCATTTGAAATACTGTCTGAGGATATTAAAACCATTCCTGGCTTCTTTCTTAAATTAAATATACGAGTCATTGTATCATCGTCTAGCTCTTGTGTATGTATGTTTATACTTAAAGAGCCATCTGACAATGTAGCTACTTTGTTCACTCCTCCTTCAAATATTACAGATTTTTTCATAATAATAAGCCTAACATTTTATCTATATTATTCTCTAAACTTTCTATTCTTTTAGCGAATTCAATAATATCTTCTTTACTATATTTAGAAATAAATTCTTTATTCTTATTGTACTTATTAATGTTTTCCTTTGACCATCTATAGTGAGATGGCACGTTATTCATATAATAACCAGGGTATTTGCTTTTTATTTCCTCTATTTTATTCATTTATGACGACAATATATGTATATAAATTCTAAATCCCATTCATTTGGTTCAAAAATTATTAACAACCTATTGTTAATCCAACTCTCTAATCTTTTGTTTATAGCGTTCGATTGCTTCTTCATAATCAGCTCTTGTTAATTTAACTACTATGTGCATTTTACTTTCTAACTCATCAACAGTACCCTTACCCCATTTATTTTCTACCCCTCTAGCTGCTTTGATTTGATTACCGTTCAAAAAAGTATTACAGTACGAACACTGGCTATTAACGTTACGCTCATCGTATCGAATACTGAGGTATCGTCTTGAGAATAGATGACCAGCGTGAGTACTACCTCCAAAAGCTGGATATTCTTTGCCACAACTAATGCACTTGCAATTACCTTTATAATCGCTGTCACGCTTTCTAATGTACTCGCTAAATATTTTATCTAGCTTTTTCTTTAGTTTACTTATTGTGGTCGCCATTGCCTATCTTTTTTATCTCTCTTTTACTCAACACCTTTCCCATACTTTCCACTCGTTTCTTGTAAAGGGAGTATTGTTCTATTTGATTCGTCTGCTTTCTTAGTGCCTTAGTCTTTTTGTAGTCTCTAAGTGCTTTATTTAGCGTTGGAATGTTTACAAAGATTGGTGGGTCGTTTTCCCTAATGTATTTATTTAACGCAAACTTTACCTCTTCTAGGTCCATTGTAGAGTAAGAAGTAGCTAAATCGTCAGTAAAGCTGTTAGTCATCATTACTACTATTTCGTTTTCTGGTTTCTGTCCTAGCTGTAGGTAAATCTCAGATAGTAACTTGTAAACACCATTCTTGAGTGCTTTTATGTCTATAGAATATAAGCTCCAAATTTGTTTTGATTTGTCTTTCATTTTTTTATCTTTTCATTAGGTATATGTTTCCATCCAGTAATAAGGTAAAAAGAATCCCAAGTAATTTTATTTTTAAATCTAGGATGGCTTTTATACATTTTTAACATATTTTTTACGGTTACATCCTTACGGTTTACTATTTTGTTATAATCAGTCTTCATATACTTTATTTTTTATTTCTATTAACACTTCCATTAAGCTATCATATAAAAGCTCTAGTTCTTTGCTTCCTTCTGTCCATTTTATTATTTCTTTTTCATATTGATTAGAAACTTTTAATAGTCTGTTGAATTTCATTTTTACAACACCAGAATGTGAACCTTTCAAGTTGTATAATTGTTCATTGAAACATCTAAACGTAGCTATCAATAGATTTAATTCTACTGTTTGTTCTTTAGTCATCGAATTGTTTATTTAATAGTTCTAATCCTTTTTCGTATTCCGTGAGTATCTCTTGGACCTTGCGCTTTTTCTCGCTTTTAATGGCAAAAAGCCCCTTCCAAGAGTTTTCCATTGATTGCTGAATAATCTCAGATTGTACGTCTTTATTACCGTCCGATAGTCGCAGAAGCTTGTTAATTGCTGCATTCTCTCCTAAAGTCTTATAGGATGCTCTAAACTCTTTACGTCTAAACTCTTTCCAAAGTTTCCAAGCTTCTAAATTTAATTCAAACGGATAGTCCCTTTCTGTTTTAGTTATATTAGTATTTAATTTAGTATTAGTATTTAATAGTGTGCCATTTTCGGCATACCGTTTTTCGGTATTCCGTTTTTGGCTATACGGTACTTCATAGACTACATAATCATAACCCTTAAACTTTCCATTATCTCTTATTTGCTCTCGTTTCATATAGCCATTATCAGTAAGTTCTTTAAATGCACTATAAATAGCTTTTTTACCGTCTTTGTGCCACTTTTCTACCTCTTCTACATAAAGCTTCCACTCATTGGGTAAAGCCAGGAGATGACATAGCATCCCCTTAGCTTTTAGTGATAAATCTTTATTGAAGATAAACTCATTGTTGATTGTGGTAAAGTTCTTAGACTTCTCTACTCTAATACGCTTCATTTTTTTAATGTGTATTGTGCATAGTTAACTGGCTCTCCAAACTTGTTTTCACTCTTTAAAATAGTAGTTTTTATGTCATAGCCATCATCTTTTAAGTCAAAGACTATCGCTGCTAATCTCATAATACTATAATCAAAGAACGCTTGCACTGGAGTTAACGGTCCAATTTGATTAAGGTGTCTAAATACTTTCTGTTTTTGTGTCAATTTCGTTTTCATAATTTTCGTTGATTAATTGTTTAAATAAAATATCTTTAGCTGTATTTTTTTTTATAGTTTTAATCATATCAAGCATCTCCTTCATATCTACATAGTCTATGTCTGCTTTATACATCTCTAAAAGTGTCTGGTATTTATGGCTATAGCCTTTATCTACCTCAACTAGACTTTTATGTGCTTTGTAGTGATGCATTACTGTAGCGTGGTCCACATTAAACTTCTTGCCAATATGTGTCCAAGGAAGCTCTAGTAAGTCTCTACTGATAAAGTAAACCATTCGTCTAATATCTATTAAATGCCTAGCTCTGTTTTTTGATTTGAAGTCTTTTAGATTTATTTCAAATATGTTACAAGCGGTCATTTTTAGTCTTTCTATTTTATCCATTTAATTCTGGTTTTATTCGTTCATAAATATCTGGAGCTAAGTCTTTTAACTCTCTCAGTTTCTTTCTTGATTCTCGCCTAGCCTCTTCTTTTTTAGTCTTACTAATGTCAGTGCCCGTAGCCGCATTGATAATCAAGTGAGAATCTTTTAGTATTTTATCTATTTTCTCTTTTTTAGTCATCTTTTATATTCTTTAAAAAATAATAATATTCTTGTAAGTCGTTGCAACGTTCTTTCCTTATAACAGTATCCGCTATGAACTTCTCGCCTACGTTTATATACCAATCAGCTAACTTTACTTCTAAATGGTCATCGTGTTCTATAAGCTCTGTAGCTTTCTTGTTTAAGTGTAACCAACCACGTCCTACTCTTAATCTAAAAGCGTAGCTAGTATCCGTGTCGAATGCTTCGTCTCTTGTTGTTTTACTAAAAAGGTAAGTCTGTGCCATGAATATCGTTTTTAGGTTTAACATCATTTAAAACCCAATCTTTGAAAGATTCGGCAATTTCTATAATCTTAGCCACGTCATCAGTTCCAACAATATTACATGCGTTAGTAAGTGCATTCTGCTTTACTATTAACTCTTGGGTCTTATTGTCTTTTGGAGCTGGTGTAAAGCTCTTGCCACCACCTTGAAATGTTGATGCTGGTTTAATTTTGTTGATTTTAGTACCGTTGTAATCTCTTGTAGTTACTTCTATTTCTACTTCTTGACCCTCTACAAACTTGTTTTGTGTTTCAGTCTTTGAAAGATATTCGCCTTGATAGTTGTCTTGAAATTCAATCAACCATTTGTAGAATAATCCGTATTGCGACTCAAAAGAGCCATCTGATTTTACTGTTTTTACTAATTTCTTCATAATTCAAAATAATTTATAATTGTTAATGTTACTATTGTTAAAAATCCTAAATACATTAGGATATACTTTAAATATTCTAATTTGTTCCCCATTTTATGTAAAATATGATTAATGTAATGAATGAGCCACTATAAAGGCTTAATACCTCTGTATAGTATGTAGGTATTAAATTTAGTACAAGTACCGTTAAAAAGCC